CACAAGGAATTTATAACTTCTTTCTCAAAACACCTGAATCCTGGTAAGCTACCCTTCCTGGAGTTCGCACATGAGGCGATGATGGAATACATGCTGGAGGAGCCAGATGAGTTCTTCCCTCTGGCAGATATGCATAAAACATGGTACAACTCCCTGAAATCCAAGGAAAGGGTGGCAATTATATGCGCGAGAGGTCACTTAAAGACCTCATTTAGCCTTACTTACCTGCTATGGCAGATGTCAAGCAATCCCAATTTCAGGGCATTATACATCGGAAACACCTTTTCTCAGGTAGTTGATAAGCTAACTCAATTTGAAGAACTGTGCAGGAGAAGTTGGCGAATAGCTCCATTAATCCCATCTAAAGAAAACACTCTATACAATAGTGTTCGTTGGAACCTGACCCAAAAGGAATTTTCTAACGGTTCCAGAGTAAGGGGTGCAGTAATAGGTGGAGCATTGGAAGGTCCGCACGTACATCTGCTTATACTGGATGACGTTCTGGAGGAGTTTCCAAGACTGAATGATGAGAAGATCATCAATTATCTTAATCGCGTTGTCCTGCCTATGCGATTACCCAAGGCCCAGATAATGCTAATAGGAACACAGAAAAGGATCAATGACGTTACTGCCTATGTAAAAGAGAATCCATACTGGGACTGTATCTGGCACCCTGCCCTGACAAAGAAGGGAAAACCAAGGTGGCCCGAATACTGGACCCATGAAAGACTGGAAGAGGAAAGGCTGGCGATGGGAACCAGAGCCTTTGAATCGGAATATATGCTCAATCCGATAGACCCTGAGAGTGCTGTTATACCTTGGAGTGTACTCGAACCATGCCTGAATAACGACCTCGAAATGATTTCTGGGGCTGTAAATGACTGGATAACGGTGATGGGAGTGGACTTAGCAGTGGGTTTTGACACACAACATGACGAAACGGCATACTGTGTCGTTGCCTATAACCCCAAAACTGAGCAGCGTAAAGTCCTGCATCAATGGAATGGAAAGGTTCAGGGAGAAGGTGCCAGTTGGCTAAAGGAGCAGGTCACTAACATCTCCAAGATAGCAGGAATATACAAGCCCGAAAAGATAATGGTAGAGAGTAATGGGTTCCAGAGGTTAGTTGCACACGCTGCCAGAGACGTTGAAAGGCTACCGATAGCTACACACAATACAGGTAATGAACGCAACCACGCACAGATAGGCATTCCTGGAATAGCCGTTGCAATGGAAAAAGGACTATACGAGATACCATTCGGAGCCACAGCAAAAGAGAACAGCAGACCAGGGACACGCGATCTGGTAAGGGGCCTGATGCAGTTGATGTGGGATGGTAAAGGAAAGCTGGAAGGGCATGTCTCAGATGCCGTTATCTCCCTGTGGATGTGCGAATTAGCGATAGAGGAGAGGGAACGCAAAAAGTTAAATATGACTAACTGGGATTGGCTTTGATGGGAATATTGGACGGTTGGTTCGGCAAAAGTAAAAAACCTAAGTCGGGGCTACAACTCTATTTAGATCAAAACACCAATGCGTTACTCAAAGAAGCACGCACTCCTGTGTACGATGCGGCGGCGGCTTCGTCCTATCAGTACGGAAACCAACTGATAGAACCACCGTTTGACCAATTATACGTCGAATACCTTGCGGACAACTATTCCCACCTACGCACAGTTATCCAGAAAATAGCGGCTCAGGTTGTCGCTAAAGGCTGGATTATCGAGGCTGTGGATGACGAGGAGGATAAATCAGAGGATCAGAAGAAATCAATAGAGGCCCTGATAACTAACCCCTCCCAAGGTTCGGCAGACATAAACGGCAGTGAGATAATCAAGGCTATGGTAAGACAGCTTGAGATATTCGATGATGCATGGGTATCAATAATCTATGAGAGAGTTGTGAGCGAGAGTGGAGAGACTATGGGCAAGCGCGTCAAGGAACTCTGGATAGAGGACACCAAGAAAATGCGCTATAATACTGACAGATTCGGAAGGTTCCAAGACACTGATAGGTTCTGTCCACTATGCAGAAAAGGCACTGGAGCAGCAAAACACTGCGATAACTCCCCATGTAACGACGCTGATACGGCTCTAATAGCCTATACTTTCCAAGATGAGGAGTCAGACATCTATTTTGCGAGGGACGAGATCATCCATTTCAACAAGTATTCCTCCTATGCCAGACTATACGGCAATCCGCCAATCCTGTCATTAGCCAAGAAAATAGAAACAGCTCTGGCAGTGGAAGTCTACCAGAACAAGGTGTATATGCTGGAGAGACCACCCAAGGGATTCCTCGACATACCTGGCCACAATGAGGATTCACTTACCAGATTAGGGGAATACATAGCAGAGGAGACAGCACGCAATCCTAACTTTATCCCTATCATATCTTCAGGAGAAGGAAAGTCTGGGGCCAATTTCGTCACAGTCATGCCTGATACAACGGAGATGGGAATGCTACCTTACCTTGAGAAGATCAATAATGACATTAATTCAGCCTATGGTGTAATGCCCCTGGCTATGGGAGATACCGCAGGAATAGGCGGATTGAATGCAGAAGGCGAACAGATAACCATGATGGACCGAACGATCATGGAAACTCAGGCAGTGATTGAGGAAGGATTCTTCAAGCCATTGCTGAAACTGATGAATGTTACAGATTGGGAACTAAAGTTCAACCCGATAAACGAGGACAACGAGCAGATGGAATTATCTAACCTGACTCAGAAGTTGGAGATAATCAGGGGATTCCAAGAGCTTGGCATCACGATTGATATGGACGAAAACGGGGAATTGATATTACCCGACGACGGAATCAAGGAGGAGTTAGAACGAGAAAAGCCAGAACAGGAAGAATCTCAGGTGGAAGAGGAGCAGGAACAATCGACAGATACATTTCCAAGCTCAAAACCGCCATCCGTAAAACCGTAAGACAGGAGCTTGAGCGTCTGAGACGTTCAAAGGACTGGTCGGATTTGCGACACCGAAAGAACATGCTCATGGTACAGATGCCCAGACTACTCAAGAACGAGTTGGGTAGGTACATAATCAGGGCGTTCAAATATACTTACAAGCAGGAGAATCGCTCATTTAGGAAAGCTGAGGGAAGAGTGGAAGTCGATTTGAATTACGACGCGACCAACCTTCTGAGGCAATTACACGATGGTATCCTGCGCTCTGATTCCTTTTATGAGGAGTTCACGGGGCAGTTGGCGACAGACTTGGAGAGAGTGCTGGCAGAGGCATTCGTCGAGGACACCAACTTGGATGCGATGATAGACCGAATAATAAATGCAATGGACCGCAGGATAAACCTGTCAGTGGTCAGGGCCACCAGAATAGCAAGGACTGAATTGATCCATGTTTCCAATGAGGCAAGGCTGAGGGCCTACGAGGAAAGGATGGCCGATACAGGCGAGGAATACAAATTCACGTTGGTAGTCGCACAGGGCAGGAGAACCTGTGATGCCCACAAGGAGCTGGACAGGCTGATACCCAAGCAAGGTCTCTCTCTTAGCGAGCTTAAGGAATTGCAAATGAAAGTAGGACACAAGCACTATGGAAACAAATGGAACCTCCAGGGTAGCTCACTGATGCATCCCAACCAGAGGACAACATTGGCGAGGCAGGTATGAAGAGGGATACCGTAGACAAGGAGTTCTGGGATTGGTGGGATTCATTATCAGATTACGAGAAGGATCAGGAGATTGGTAGATGAAACGCTGCAAGAAATGCAGTGCAGGAGCGATGACGGTACACATCCTCAGTTCTGGATTCTGTCAGGAATGCCAAGAGGAGTTAAGCTGGAAGAACGCAGACAGGGTTCAAAGGGAGCAGGTTGGCAAGGCCCATAGGATAGCTCTTTATGAAAAAGGCAAGAAACATATAGAACGGAAGTGGAAGGAGAAGTATGGTGATGACGACGCAGACACAGTATTGGGGTACAAGTAATGGCAGTGACCATTACGGGGATTGACGAACTTACAGCAAGGATAAACAGTACCCACAAATCATCCCCTCGGACACTGGATCTGGCGATGAACGATACAGCCGATGCGATAATGCTGAAGGCAATGAAGGAAGTACCTGTCCTGACAGGAACATTGAGGCAGAGTATCGGAACTGATTTATCACAGACGCTTCACAAGATAATATTCGCAAGTGCAGATTATGCTTCCAAGATAGAATATGGCGAACCAGAAGGAGGAGACCCTGCCACCCAAGATGAAAGGGCAGACCCCCCTGGGCCACGACCATACATGCGTCCAGCATTCCAGACGGAAAAGAAAAGAATAAATGAGTTCTATGAAAAAAGAAAAGGATAAACTTTTTTGCATAACCGAGTGGGCAGAGTACACTTATGAGGATCCCAACACAGGCGAGAAAGTAAGATGCAAGATTCCTGTGACCTTCACCAATGCATAAACGTCATCTGAGGAGTCCCAGCAAGGAGCTTTACACCTTTTGCGGACACCGATGTACTGAATCAGAATACAAGAAATTACCAAGGAATTTATGCCAAATTAGCTGCAAAAAGTGCCTTATCTTAGAGAATAAGCGGAAAAAGTAGTAGAAGGCTATATAACCCGTCATGTCTGTCGGTATGTACCTTGAGGTAAAAACAGGGTTAGAGACAATGAGCAAAAACATGGAGAAACTGGTAGGAAAGTTCGTACATTACCATAAGCCAAACTACGCTTGGCAATTCGGTAAAGTAAAGAGTGTAGTACTATATACGCGAGGGCCTAACAAAGGCCAGCTAAGATATGCAAGGATAGCCACTCCAAAGTGGACAGGCAAGATGGTTGAAGGATCCAATGGACTGATGACTCCACAGAGCAAGTGGACTGGGCCATGCAGGAGGACCACCAAGATATACGAGGTTCTAAAAGGAAAGAACACATGGGTCAAACTAAGGAAGTGGTTGTAATGAACAGGCTATCTATCTACATCCAGAACAAATCAACTGGTGGTGACACCTATGATACCAACTGCATGATATGTCAGGGAAAAG